CCAATGGAACGACTATGTGCTTTATCTGATACCATATGCTTCAATCTCTGATAAAAGCATGGTCCTACAAATATAGACGTTTCAATTTGTTCTCCTGTTAAACCATTATATAGTAGTTCATTACCATGTGCCTCAAATTTATTTTTTGTGAGTTCTTTACAAATATCCTTTATATCTAGTTCTACAAAACTTGTTCCATCACCAAATAGTCCTAATTCAACCAAAACTTTTCCTAAAAGTGTTTCTTTTAATTGTGCAATTGTCATTCTTGACGGAATAGCATGAGGATTAATAATAATATCTGGTTTTAAACCATCTTTTGTAAAAGGCATATTTTCTTCTGGTATAATATTTCCAATAGTACCTTTTTGTCCATGACGCGATGAAAATTTATCACCTATTACTGGTTGACGTAATGTTCTGGTTCTTACTTTACAGAAGTTATAACCATCACCATTACGTTCTATATAATTTTTATCTACATATGTATCTTCATGAGTTCTATATGTACGACTTTGGTCCTCATATTTTATAACTTTAGTATGGTCATTTCTTGCTTCTTTAATAGGAATAATTTTTGCAATAATAATATCACGATTTTCAATTAATGAATTTTCATCCATTACACCTTGAGAATTAATTTTATCATAATTACCAAATTTCATACCTTTTGTCTTAGAAGGGTCTGGTTTACATCTGATTTCTTCATCACCATGTATTTTTTTATCTTCATCTTTCTCGGTATGATAAATAGTTGCTTGAAACAAACCTCTATTTACACTACCCTGATTAAATAAGATACTATCCTCCTGATTATAACCAGAATGTGTCATAATTGCTACAACTACCGGTATTCCTGATGGTATATCATTTAGTTTTATCATATTCATGACACGAGTATCTACTAGTGGTCTACCAGGATAAGTCAATACATATGCTGTTTTATCCATGCGCTGGTCATAATTTGTCACATACACACCCATTGCTTGTTTACCCATAGCACATTGATATGTATTTCTAGGTGATTGATTATGTTCCGGAAAAGGAATACAACTGGCTAGAATACCAAATATCGTACTAGGATGAATTTCACAATGAGTAAATTTGAACAATTCTTTTCCTTTATCATTTATTTTTTGAGGCGACATTGAAATCAAACTAAAATTTTGTTCTAATGGGTCAATATATTCTATGACTGCTTCATCAAGTCTTACATTTGTCAATAAATCTTCCCATCTCAATTCCTTATTTTTCAACTGTTTAATAATATTGCTGTTTATCAACAATTCATTATTATTAACACGTAATACTGGTCTTGTCAATCTACCAGCATCATTGCATATTACAATTTCTTTATCCTTATAATTAAATACAACACTAGTAAATATATTTATTTTACCACTATACTTACACTCCTTCAAATAATTGTAAGTAGACAATACATCATTAGACGGAATGATACCAATCCAATTACCATTTACTATTAATTTTACTTGACCATACAATTCGTTTGGACTTTGTGTTTCAATTGCTATATATTTATCTTTTAACACATTATATATCGTATCTATATTTGAACGAATAGTAATATGCGTCATGTATCCAAGATTTTTCACTACACCTACACCTGCTCCTTCTGGACTCTCTGCCAAACATATAAATCCCCATTGTGTATTATGTAATTTTCTTGGTGGAATTAACTTACCACTTTTATCTATTGGTGTATTTACCCTTCTTAAATGACTAAGTGATGATATATATGTCAATCTACTTAATACTTGAGCAACTCCACTCTTATTTGAATTTGTATTTTTTATACCAAAATCACCTGTAGCCAATGCTCTTTTTATACCATTTTCAATGGTAGTTGATTTTATAATTTTATAAACATTTGTATTATTAATTATACTTGTATAATTAAATGTTGACTTCCATGAACCATTATTGATTTCTCGAATGATTTGTTTTGTCATATCTTTTACCAATTTGTTAAAATAATTTCTAAATAAATTGTTTAACAATACACCTGCTAAATCCAAACGTTTATTTTGATAAGAATCCCTATCACTTGGCTTTCTCCATCCTAATGACGTTTGAACCAACTTGTTCGCCATATATCCTAGAAAATACAATTTTTGCTGAAATGTATCACAGTGAGGAAACAAATCGTTTTCCAAAACATTAATAGTAAAATCATACTTCATTTTATATCCTTCTTCTTTATCCATATTAATTGGTGTAAACATAGCATAACTCACTATATATTTTATACATTCTTCTTTCGACATATAATTACTTGCTTCCATAATAGATGCCTTAAGAGAATAAATGATATTTGTTTTTTGAGATTCTTCAATATTCAACAATATATATTTACAAATATCTTGATCCGATAAAATACCAAGTGCACGAAATAATATAAATAACGGAATTGGTTGCTTTATTCTTGGTATTTGTATGTAAATAGTATGCCCATTCCCATTATTCTTAGCAGCAATCATCATATTAATTTGTTTGGGTGATATACATTTATTTTTTGGTATTGATTTAATTTCAGCTAACCATGACCATTTATTATTATTTTTCTTAATATTGAAACACATAACCTTATTTTCACACGCTCTTTCTTGTGCTAATATAGTTTTTTCAGAACCGCTAATAATAAAGTAACCTCCTGGATCAAATCTACATTCACCAACTAAATCCGTATGTAAATGTTTATATTGATTTAACACGCAAATCTTTGATTTTAACATAATAGGCATCTTACCAATATGGATTTTTGGTAACTTTTTAAAATGTGTTTCTACTTGTTGTAGCTTTTCACCATATCTCACTTTAATTTCCATATTTAAATCAAGAGTCATTGTAGAAGCATAAGTAAAATTTCTTAATCTAGCTTCTTGAGGAAACATTATTTTAGTAGCACCATTATTTTCATGTATTTCTGGTCGATACATTTGGAAATTTGTAAATTTAATTATTATTTCTAATTTGTATAAACCAGTTTCAGGGTCTTTATCATTTTCAGAATGAATAACTACTGGATTAAACATATTAATTGTATTTATCAAATCTTCATCAATAAAATGATTATATGATTCTAATTGATGTCTTACCAATTTACCCAAATGATCGTTTTTAAAATAACTTTCAATAACCTTCCAATTTAATTCATTATATTCCGACATTTTATAATGATAAAAATATAAATTATATGAAAATCAATTTTATATTTAAATCATTTCTAGACAATAATATTTTTTTTTGCATTCTTTATTCTATTTCGATATATATATGAACAAAAATAATAACAAATCATCAAATAATAATAACTCTTATTTTAAAAATAATGATAAAAACAACAACTTAATCGATCTATCATTAAATTTTCACCGTATTTTTGACAATTCATTAAATTTTTTAAATGTAAAAGAAAACACCCTACATAATGATGTTAAAAAAACTATCGATGAATTAATAGATGATATGTGTAGGGATTTCGATGAAATATTAAAAATCACTTCCATGAAAACAAAATTATTGGACCAGTCTTACAAACGATTGTTATTGGAAGATAAAAAGGAACATTCATTTTATAATTTTAAAGATAATAAAAGTAATTATGTTAATAATTTTATAATGAATAAAAATAAAAAAACGTTAACTACTTATGGTAAAAAAAAAGATTTTTCTTATTATTTAAATAATTATAATAAAACAAAGGCCTTTAAAACGAATAATAGTATGACAAATACATTAACCAATATAAATAAATCGTATGATGATTTTACTGTAAAAAAATACAATTATGATGTAGAACGTCCACAAATTCCAAAACCGATTAAGATTAAAAAAAAGAAGGTTAATATTGAAGTAACCTTAAATTGTATAGAGGATTTAATAAAATTAGCAGAAAAATATCCTTTGTCTCCAGAAGTGGAATATAATATTGATATGAAAGCGATTCATTTAATACAACCAGACATAGTGCGTTTAAATGAAATGATAGGAATGCATAATTTAAAAGAAAATATTTTAGACCAAATCATTTATTTTATACAAAAATTACATGTTCATAAAAATAAAAATGTAAATAATGAATTTATGCATACTGTTATTTATGGACCTCCTGGTACTGGAAAAACAGAAACAGCACATATTATCGGAGGTATTTATTCAAAATTAGGTATATTAAAAAAAAATGTATTTAAAAAAGTAACTAGAGCGGATTTGATAGCTGGATATTTAGGACAAACAGCTTTAAAAACGCAAGAAGTTATAAAAAGTGCTATTGGAGGTGTGTTATTTATAGATGAAGCATACGCCCTTGGTAATAAAGAACAAAAAGATTCATTTGCTAAAGAATGTATAGATACATTGTGTGAAGCATTAAGTAATCATAAACATGAATTAATGGTTATTATTGCTGGATATGAAGAAGATTTAAAACGATGTTTTTTTTCTTATAATCAAGGATTAGATTCAAGATTTATATGGAGATTTAAAATAGATGATTACAATGCTAAGGAATTGCAACAAATATTTAATAAAAAAGTAAAAGATTGTGGATGGTTAATTGGAAAAACACCAACATCCTGGTTTGAAAAAAATAAAGATTATTTTAAGTTTTTTGGGAGAGATATGGAAACATTGCTTTCTAAAGTTAAAATAGCACATAGTCGTCGTGTATTTTGTTTACCTGAAAATGAAAAACGCAATATTAATTCAAAGGATATTGAAAATGGATTTAAACTTTATTTAAAAAATGATGAAGTTAAATCAAGGGCTCAAGAAACTAGAAATATACTTGTAAATATGTATATTTAATAAAGAAATAGTTAAAATTTAATTATTAATTTGTGTTTATAATTAAATGTCTACTAAAAAAATATCTGTAAATCCAGCTTTTTTTAAATTAAATGGTTCAAAAACACTTAAAAGACGAGAAAAAAGAGAAAAACGACAGAAAAAAGAATTGGCAAAACGAGAAAATAAAGAATTAAAAATGAAATTAATTGACAAAATTAAGGAACATAAAAAAAGAAAAAAAGAACAAGAAAAAAAGGAAAAAAATAATAAAGACGATTTTGAAAATGAATTAGAAGAAAGTTTAAATTATTTACAAAATTTATCTACCAAACATAAATCAAAAAAACAAAAAAGAAGGGAGAGAAAGTTAGCTAGAAAAATGGAATATCAAAAACAACAGCAACAGCAACAGCAACAGCAACAGCAACAGCAACAGCAACAGCAGCAAACACAACAACCGCAACAACCTAATACAATTAAAATTAATACAGATACTATTTTACA